GGGAGAAGGGACCACCATTTGCAAAAATAATTTCGTCTTGTGGCCAGGTTTTCTTTACATTATCAATCAATAAGATAGCCGAATCGTCATCATCATTAAATGACATAACATAATCAACGTATTTAATTGATTGAACGATTTCAAACCGCTCATTAAAATTCATAAACGGTTTGCCTTTTTTACGAGTTAACCATGCATCAGAATTTACACCTACAACAAGTGTATCTCCAAGTCTTTTAGCTGAACGGAAATAAGCGATATGGCCAGAATGGATTGGATCAAACCCACCAGAACAAATAACGATTTTCATAATTAAAGAGAAATATCGGGGAACGCTTCTTTTATTAAGTTTACGGTAAGATACCTTACTTCTACTTTTTTCTCCAGTAAAGAAACCATCAATCGTGCTTCATCTTTATGTAATGATTCTAGTATGACACGAACTAACTCGGTCTTTTTAGAATCAGTTAAATTTGGATCACGTTGAGGATGACCTTTAATGAAACGATACAACTTGGACATTTCCATATCCAAATAAGTAAAGTTTAAACCAGCAGGTTCAACCGCTGGCCGATAAGTCATCGGCAAAGGAGCATCAAACTGAACAGCAGGATTAAATGCTGATACGAGAAATGTTCTAAATGACTTAGAATCATGTTTCTGAAGAACAGCTATTCTTTCTGCCTTTGTTTTAGCATTACCAAAATCTTCAAATACTTCCGAATATAATTTTTCTGCACTCATTAGAAATCATCCAATACTTCAATCAGGTTTTTGAGTCGGTTCGCAATCATGTAATTCATAAACTCTTGCTTCGAAGAACCTTTTGCGCTCTCATAGGTATGTAGTATCTCCGTGGTCAAGCGCTCTGGTATTTTGGTCAAGTCAATTAAAGTTTCATTACGAGAATAATTACGAAGCATCTCATCGTTACAAAACTCTTTTGGTTCTTGGTTCATCCAATTGATAATCTTGGCCTCTGTTATTGGTTTCTGGCGTCCACCTGTAACAAACACATCATCCAAAGAAAGAATGTTGGGAATGCCGTCACCCTTATCTCCTCGAATAATCATTTGTTTCAGTTGTGCTGCAGGCAAAGGTTCTTTAATGTATTTTTTCAGAATTGGTGAAAATTGTTCAACATTAGGAAACTTTTGTAACTGAGCGAAATCTTTATCACTTGAAAGAATCATAATCTTTTGTGATGCTGAATATTTTTGCGTTAAGGTAGCAATAATGTCATCTGCCTCACAAGTATCAACCAAAATCACTTTGTAAGGCGAATGATCCCGCAACTCATCACGAATTTTATTGAGGCATTCAAAGATGGTATTCCAGTCGTGACCAGAAGCATCACGAGCTTTCTTACGACCAGCTTTGTAGTGAGGATAAATCTCACGGCGCCAATAGTTTTTGTTATCGCAAGCAATAACGACCTCAGGCCCATGTGATTCTTTGAACTTCTTCACATAGGTACGAATGGTATTCAAAATCATATGACGGACCAGATTTTCATCTACGGCAGTCTTAGAACTGCCGATTTGTTCCATCAGATTTGAGATTGCTACCTGTTGATAATCGAATATAATCATAGTTCCACTATTTTAGTGCAAAACACGAATGGTTTGTGGCAATAGTGAACGATTTTCTAACACTTCTTCCAGAATGTCGTATATTTCATAAACTTCACTACCGACTTCTTCATCACTATCTTCAAATAATACCCGGTACAATCTTTCTTCTTCTTTCTTATTCATTATCACGCTTTTCAATTTCAAAAATCAAATTAGTAACAAAGTCGTGATCTAACTCCGTTGAATTGTTATCTTCAAACGGAATAATATCGACCTCATCATTCTCAACATCATACCAAGCCCAAATACAAACTTCTTCTTTTGGTCGGTGAATCAAAGCCCAAGGTGTTAATTCGTGCGGAGGAAATTCCTCCGTCAACGAATCTTTATGTATAAACACCGCAAGGCCTATCATATTTTCATTGGCATTTTCTTCATTGGTTTCTTCATCGTAACCGTAACCATCAAAAATAATTTTAACACCGAACGGAGCATCACCTGATTCATCACCGGGTTCTAAATGTCCGTCATCCATAGTGCAAATGAATTCACGCACCCAACCTTCTACGATTTCGGTATAATCTCTGTCATCATTCAGATGTATTGTCATCTTCTTCCTCCCAATGTCTGCAATAGAAATGGTCACCCATCTTGTCAATTTGTTCCTGTGGATAACCTTCACTTACAAGCCAAGCCAGCATATCTTCTGGTGCAGGACTTGGCACAACTTTTGGAAACCCATATTTCCATCCGCCTGGCGGGTCAATCATATGTACTTTCATTTTATCACTTTCAATAAAATAGTATCTGCATTAATACGACCTGTCATTTTACTATCAACAGCACGAATACTCTCCATCACATTACGAAGAAATACTTTACCACCATTTAACACTTCAGGCAGCATCTCATCTGGCTTACGCAACTTTTTCTGAATTGATTTACTTTCAACAAAATTCAGAATTGAAGAACCTTTGACTGACAAACCTCCAGCATCTTCAGCATGATACACACCAAGTTTACGGGTCTTTGTATTATACACCCATAATGCCATACAACCAATTATATCAATAGGTTTTACGGATGTCAACTTCAACTCTTTAAACTCAGGCATAAAATTTATTTTCGCTGTCAATTGCTCAGGAGATTTAGCCTTGCGCTTGCGTGGCTTGCGTGATTTAGTGGATTCACCAGAAACCTTTTGACAATCCAGAATCACTTGGTCAAAATACGCAATCATCTTCTTCAATTGTGGTTTGGTGAAATTTGAATAAGCTTCTTTTAATTCTTTATCATCTGTATTCATTATTTCATCAAACTCAATTCTTTTACCTTTAGCCCATTCAACAATAAACTTTGTCTGAGCATCTTTAATACTCAAAGTGTGAAACACAGCATATGGTTGTGAATTGGCAGAAAAACCAGATGCAATTAAATCATCTACTTGACCTTCTAGTTCAGCAATACAATCATCTGCCTTAGCACGGATACGTTCCTGGATGTTAATGACAACCGCTTTTGGTTTATCTTCAACAATAACTGGCTTATTCAAATGATCTTTTATTTTTTTAACTATATCATCAAACCAAATTTGATCTTTTATGCCTAATTCGCCGCCATTCAAAATGATGCGACAAATAAAACCAAATGTTGATGGATAATTTTTGATTACGGAAGAAACATCAAGCTTCTGTTTCTTTTTGAAATACTCAGTTGCCCATTTAATGGCATCTTTAGTATCTTTGTTTTGAGAATACCACGACAAAGTTTTCATCATGTCCATTTGTGACAATTCGACCGAGAATTTAGGTTCTTGGCCCACAAACAGTAAATTCGCATCAGTAATTCTTGCCATCATAAAACTCCATTTTTCACTAGATTCCACATCCTAACATAATCTAGTATCTATGTCAACCTGCCTGTTGTACCGTAACAACAGGCAGGCAATCTTTTATTTCATTTGGGTAATCATTTTATACGGCATATACCACATCTCTAAACACATTATTACCCACATATCAAACATCCACGGCATCATAGTTCTGGCTCATGTGCAGGCGGTGGTGCTAACTTTCCACCAAAACCTGTTGTGACTGGACCTGGTGCGGCCGCAAACGGACTTGCAGCGGGTGCAGAAAATGTTGGTGCAGAAGGCGTAAATGGTCTTGGTGCCATTGGAGCCGGTGGTGTTGATGATGGCGGTGGTGCAGATTTAGAAGCTGCATCAATTGCTTTTGCTCTTAAATCTTTATCGTCACCAGCCAACATAATACCAGAAAGTGTACCAGTCAAAAATGTTGCAATTGGAATAATGAGTTCAAAAAATTTATTATCAACTGGACTCATACCATTCATTGGTTGTGTAACAAAAATTAATGAATACAAAACTACAAATACAATACCAAATAATGTTAAGCCCAAAATAACACCAATGAAGAATTTTAAACGGGAATTCAATTCTTCTGTTGTATATTTTTCACCTCTAAAAAGACTATCTATCATTTACATACTCCTTTGTTATTCATTATAGGTTGTGGTGAATTAAAATTTGTTTTTGAACCTTCTTTTTCGTAGTGTCTTAAATCCTCTGGACAAGTTCCGTTGGCACTACAAAATGGCTTCTGACAATATTTTTCATTCCAATTTTCAGGGTCTTGGCACGGATAACGGTATCTCTCACTACAACCTGTTAGAACGAACAAAGGCATCAACCATACAAACCATGTTTTCTTCATAATTGTTCCTTATTATTTAGCTAATGGATTATCCATCGCTTTTTGGATCTTATTATCTACTTCCTTACGAAGATTACGAATGTCTTGGTCCGTTTCACGAGCCAATTGCTTACTGTCACGCTCAACCTGCTCAACGACCTTCTCTAAGCGGCGAATGTCGTTTTTAATATCATTCTTAATATCACGGGTATAATCAGTTGACTTAGCTGAATTTTCTTCAACAATAGCCAACTTCTTTTCAATCTCTGTCAAATCTGGTGTTACATAATTCTGTATTTTTTTCTGCATGTCTTGGTATGATTTATAAACTTCAAAAGCTCCATATAAACCACCAAGAATAGTAGATACAATCGTACCAGCAATCATCAATTTTGCTGGTGTAAATTCATATCCACCAATACTAATGACAGTATCTTTGCTGGCATACTTTTTTACCCCAGCTTCTAATTCTTCTACTTTTTTATCTAAGTTTTTGTCTGACATATTACTTCCTTATTTCGTGTTTGGTTATTTGTTCAAATTGATGTTCCAACCAAAGTCCAAAAAAACTAACCATAAGGCAAATTGCTGCAAACCAATGTGCTGGCCTCATATCTTATACACCTTAAACATATAAGCAACAATGCTAACAATTCCTAATATCCACCAAAAAAGATCATTTACCTTATCTTTATCTTTTTGTACGAGTTTCATTTCTTCTTCGTTTGATTTATTAATTTCTTCTTTTAATTGTTGAACTCTCTGCCATGCTTCTTTGCCATATTTGTTGATTACATCTTTCTCCATTTTTTGAAGCATTTCTTTTCGTTCTTGTTCTGCTTGAAACTTTTCGAAAGCTTGTAACTCAGCATTTAAAAGCATTCTTTCTTTTGATTTTTTTTCTATCTCTCTCTTTTTCTGCGCCTGTTGTACTGCATCGTGGTTGTCTTTTTGTATATCTGTAACAATCTTAGATGTATCTTTTCCAATCTTTTGCGCTTCTTTGAGAGTGTTTAGATTTTTAGAAATATTATCGAGGTCACTCATTTACTTTGCCTCTCCATTTCTTTAGCTAAAGCCCTCATTTTTATCATTTCAGCTGCAGAAGGGCCTTTTTTATCTTGATCAGTTTTTATATTTTCTTCAGTTTCTTCTTGTTTCATTTCTCTAAACACTTGAAATGCTATTATGCTTAGTATTAAAACTTCCAGAAGATAAAAAATCATAAACGATTCGAATAATGTGCTTGTCATTTGTATTGTTGATTAATCATTTCTTCGTGTAATCTATCAGAACCGCCAAACAAATGGCGGCCAACATTACGATTGTCTATCACATCTCTACCATATTGTTTTTGTAATTGTTTCTGTAAAACATCTGGAACATTTGCTTGTGCATAAGAAGAAAACCCAGGAACAAAACTCATCGCACTAATTACATTAGGTTGAACTGCAATTTGGCTTTCAAATGTTTTAGCATTTTCTGCCTTTTTCATTTCTTCTTTTGCTTTTTCATTCGATGCTTGTTTCATTTCATTATTAGATTTACCTTCATTAGATCCAAGTCTTTGTTCGTTTCTCTCTGTTCTTGCGGTTCTTGTTGTTTGTTGTTGATTTGTGGATGGTGCGGTCTTTGTTTCGGTTTTTGTTTGTTGCGTTTTGGTGTCTGTTTGAGTACCAACATTTTGGCCTCCTGTTGTTGGTGAAGTTAATTTCACACTTGCAGTTGTATCACTTGGAGAAACAGATGTGGTTTTTGTTTCAATTACGCTATCAACATTACTATCACCGGTTTTTGAAACTTCTGTTTTTACTTTACCTTCATTGGAAACTGTTGTAGTTGGTTCCGTTTTTGATGGTGCGTTTGTTGTTTGTGTTGTGCTTGTTGTAGAAATACCTAAAATATTTTTCTTTGCATATTCTTCAACATAATTTGGACATGAAGTGCTATACAAAGGATCTGAGTTACATTGTTGTGTTAATTGAGTAGAGGCAAAAGCTGATGCATATCCTGGACATGAACTATCATACAATGGGGTTAAAGAACATTGTTGTGATAGATATGCAGCCTGATAACCTGAACAAGCTTGTGAAAATAAAGGATTGATGATGCATTGTGCTGTAGTGTAATTTGGGCATGATGGATCAAAAAGTGGATTTAATGTGCATTGTTGCGTTTGATAAGCTGCAGCATAACCAGGACAAGATGGATCTGATAATGGATTAGAAGCACAAAGGTCTACTGTATATTCTAATTTTAAAGATGGATTTCTAACTTGTGGGCCATAATATCCTGCCCAAAATTTAGCATCTTTTCCTGTAAACTTCACTTCTAAATTCGATACACTTGCTAAAGAATAATCTTGAGGAAACCATTGAGTACCAGAGTACGTTATAAACCCGGCGTTAGGCATTTGAGGATAATTAGCACCATAAGATTGTAAAGTTGATCCTGATGCATCTTTTAATGTAATTGTGCTTGATAATGTTCCGTATTGGCCAGTTGAAATATCATTGTTAATATTCCAAGAATAGGTGTAACCACCAATTTTTAATCCTGTGCCGGCAGCTGCAAGAGCTGAATTGATGCCAATTGTTTGTGTAGCTGATGCTGTTGTATATCCAAATATAATGGTATTCGTTGTTGCATTAAATGCTGGAGTATTTCCTCCAACAAATCCCGCATTTTGACCTTGAATAGTTCCTACCCAAGAATTTACTGTTGGATTTAATAACTCTTGTGATTGTGTATATGTAGCATTAGGTGATGGTTGTGTGCCCACCACCTGTGCATAAGACACATTACACAAAAATATTAGGAACAGTAAATACTTTTTCACTTGCAACCTAATCTCTGTTTAATCATTGGATCATCACCTGCATAATCTTTGCAAAGAAACTCACCTTTCTTTTCTTCAGGTTTCTTTGGTTGCTTTGGCACAGAAACACCATAAAAGCCAATGTCTGAACTTTTTGTTGTAACTCCTCTTTTTTCCCATTCATCTTTAGCATCCGTGCCAATTTTACCTTCAACTGGACAAGGAGTGCCAGCAGCATTCATAGCTGTAAAAATGCGTTCATCTTGGCATAGAGTTGCTACTGCGGCAACTTTCATACCCATATCGTATAAATTTTTTGCTAGTTTGATTCTTTCGCAATTCATATCTCGCATTGTGCCGCCCATGGAGATACCAAGAATTTGTGTTTGAACAGCGCCAGATGCAGCTACGGCGCAAACATCATTATTGATGGTTGTAATAGATGGAGCCACCGCCGTTGGAGGTGGACTATTAACGGTTGTTTCAGATGTGGATCTTGTAGTGGTGTCAATTACGGTTTGTGCGTAAACTGACGGTGCAGCCACAATCATAATGATTGAGACCAATAATCGTTTCATACTTGCCTTTCTTATGATTCGCATACTATAAACCACAAGACCGACAAAATTCAAATAACTTGCTATTTAGTAAAGTTGGTAGGCCAGGTAGGACTTGCACCTACACTCCAGCGATTATGAGTCGCTTGCTTTACTGTTTAAGCTACCGGCCCTAATTTGGCCTGACCGGCAAGATTTGCACTTGCGACTTTCTGCTTAGAAGGCAGATACTCTATCTACTGAGTTACGGTCAGATGATACATTTTTAAGGAAAAAGCTTCTTTTGAAGAAAAAGACCTATAAGAAACAAGAACCTTTGAGAATTCAGGTATGTATTTTTTCCACAACATAATCAAATTTTGTTGAGAAAATTGGTAATTTGTTTTTTTAATAAAATCTGATATACTTTTATAGTTTCCATTAGCATGGTTTTCAAACAATTCTATTGCTTTTTGTTCGTATATTTTAGTTTTTTCTAAATTACCTGGAAATTTTGATGGATGACAAGTTAAGCGAGGGATTCTATGTTTCCAATCAGCTCTTCCTAAGAACCACCCCTGTTCAATAAATTCTGAAAGCATTTTTTTATCAATTCTTTTAGGTCTAAAATCTGGATGCCTAATCCAACAAGTGCCATATTGTGAATTTTTTGTTCCTTTTTGGTGAACAGAATTTTTTTCTCCAATTTTCTTTTTAATAGTTGAAGTCATAGCTAATGTTGGAAATATACCAACATTTAAACATCTGAAATTATTCATTGCATTTCCATTTTCATCTTCTTCATAAATTCCATATTTTTTCTGTGCCGTTCTAATAATTTCAACTTCTTTCTGTCGTAATTGTTCAAAGTTTTCAGTCGTGAATAATTTAGATATTAAAATATGTTTCTTTATTTTATCCGTTTTTTTCCAAAATGAGGAATGTGTTTTTGCAGAACCAAGATAATGAAAATCATCTTTAGGATTACAATAACAAGTTCTGATACCAAAATAATAAAAATTTTGGTTATTAAATATTAGCGTAATGCGATAAAGATAGATATATTTTTGCATCAATCAATTTTATTCAAAGCGTCTAAGACACAATCTTCCGTTGAAAGTATGTCTTGGTATGAATTTGGGCTTGGTAAATCACTATAATGATCCCAATTGTTTGATTTGTTAAAAATTTTATCCCAATTGTCATCAAATGTTTTTTGGTCAACACTCAATGGCCTTGGTTTGCTTCCTTTTCCAGACATTTATTTTCCTTTTGATTACCATTCACCAGTCCAATGTTTAACACCGGCCTTGGCATAAAAATCTCTTTTTAAACTTTCCAAATCCCTCACATCATCACCATTATAAACGATTGTATGATAAGGAGGATCTTCTCTGTATATTTTTACAAAAGGCATTGTTTTTAATTTCGATCTTATTTCATCCATCACCTCAACACCAGGATCTGTATTTACGATACGACCAACAATAGCCATCGTTATAGCATGCATGTAGGTTTGTGCGCCGAGAAAATAATCATTATTGATTCCTTCTCTTTTTCTCTGTAAAAATAATCTAATTGTTCCAGCTATAACTGGATTTTCTGGAGAACTCATCATAAAGTCTTGCGAAAAGTCATAATCACGACAAAACGGCAAAACCCACATTGGCCCATCTTCAACAATGTCATTTAAACTGACATTACACAATTTATCAATGTCAATATACAAACCACCTTCGTTATAAATTTTTAAAAGGCGCCACAAATCGCTTTTATGTGGAACTTTATTGTTTTTGATCAAATCAAAATCTGCTGAAGGTAAAAATG